CATCTACGTCGAGAAGAAGGCGAACGGGGCAGCCATGCTGAACACCCTTCGCAAGAGGGCCGCGCTGATCCGGCCGGTAGAGCCAGGCGGCAGCAAGGAAGTCCGTGCTCTGGCAGCTCAGCCCACGGTGGACCAGGGGAACGTCGCATGGCTGGACACGGTCTACGACGAGAAGATGGCCCAGGAGTTCAGGGACTTCCCCTTCGGCAAGCACGACGACGACGTTGACGCCTTCACCCAGGCTGTGAACAACGGCAAGCAGGACTTCTTCAAGATGGGCTCCTAGCCCTACCACCAGGCCACACGAGACAGAGAGGACCAGGCCATGACCGAGATGAACAAGCTCCAGCAGCATCTGCTGACGCTGAAGAGCCCGACCTTCAGTGCCTACTACAACGGCAAGATGAGCTACACGCTGCACGGCACGGCCTGGAGCACCTACGTCGAGGAAGCGTTCCCCGACCTCAAGAACATGAACACGTCGGAGAACGTCTTCAAGGCGGTCATCGACCTGTACGCGGAGAACCTCATCCCCCAGTACGACGAGCTGCGGGACTTCAGCAACACGGTCGTCCCCCTCCTGTGCCGTGGGGCAGCACCTGTCCTCGTGCTCAAGGACGGCACTCCCAGCTTCCCCGAGCACTACGAACTCGTGTCCGACGGCAAGTTCAGCATCGCAGCCCTGTTCACCCGCTCGCTGGAGAAGATGGAGGACTACGTCACGTTCGCCTACAGCGACGGCCGGACTGAGCTCTTCAAGAAGGACGTGCCGGACGACCTGAGCCCTGCCTCCGAAGAGGGCTGGCAGCACCACGAGAGCCTGACCGGGGCGACCCTGTTCCGCTTCGCGCTGGACGACAAGGGCTTCGGTGCCAGCCTCGCAGCCCTGCAGGACCGCATCAACCACAACATCATCGACCAGACCGTCGTGGAGGAGATGTACGCTCGCCCCTTCTGGTTCCTGATGAACGTGGAGCTTCCGCCGGTGAACCCCTTCCTGCCTGCCACGAGCGAGGCGGTCGAGGAGACCATCAAGGAGCGTGGAGGCACCGACTCTGCTCCCCGCATGTTCACGACCAGCGGCGAAGGTCCCTTCGGCCAGCTCGAGCCTCCCACGCTGACGGACATGATCACCTATCACGACAGCCTGATCGACAAGGTGCCGCTCACCACGGGCATCCCGCAGCACTACTTCAAGCCGGGAGCAGGAACCCCGCCAACTGGTGTGGCCCTCAAGGTCCTGATGAAGCGCTTCAGCAACCGGATCAGCCGCATCCGTGCCGACATCGAGCCTCAGCTCGAGGAGCTGGCAGCCCTGCTCGGTATCGAGAAGGACGTGGAGATCGAGCAGCCTAAGAAGACCGACCCCGAGACGGGCGAGGTCATCGAGGTCAAGGAGGAGAAGCCTGAGATGGAGTACGGCTTCTGGAGCACGGATGACGATCTCCTGCAGGAGGCCCTGGACGCTCATGGCGTCGCGCTCACCACGATGGGCTACCCGCTGGACTACATCGCCTCTGTTGTGACGCCTGGGGTCGACCTGAGCGAATTTGAGGATGACTCCCTCGGTGAGCCGGTCCCGCCTGCACAGGGCGAGGTCCCTGGTGAGCCGGTCGACATGACGGCCACGGGTCAGACTGGCCTGGTGCCCACGGCTCTGCAGGTCCAGAACTACGAGCAGAACCCCGGACAGCGGAAGCGGGGCTGATCTAGATGGCTACCGTCCCCACTGGGAAGCTGGAGCGAGAGCTGCGTAAGCTGTACGTGAGCTGGGTGGCTGGCCTGCCTCAGCACGAGAACGACATGGAGGCTTACATCGAGTCCTTCCGCGTTCGCAGCACGGCTCTCATCCAGCGACTCGGTGGGGACGTAGCCCGCCTGGGTGTCTACCTCGCTGACTTCCCTGCCCCTCGCGAGATCGAGCTGTCGCCCTTCGCAGGCAAGATCTACAATGAGATGCAGCTCGCAGCGATCCGGGCTAGTGTGGCCACGGGACTCAACGCCAAGGACGCGGCTCGGGCCATGCTGCGGGCAGGACTGGAGCGGTCGTTCTACAAGCTGACCCGCCTGGCTCGCACCGAGACCGTGTCGGCCTACTGGAAGAACCAGTGGGACAGCACCCGAGGCCTGGACCTGGTCATGCTCTGGAGCGTCGAGTTCGGCCCGAGGACCTGTGCCTGGTGCAAGGAGAGGGACGGCATGGTGGTCGAGTATGGCCACATCAGAGACCACCCGAACGGCCGATGCACCCTGGCTCCTACGTTGCCTAGCAGGGTGCGCTACAAGGGGTCGCTGGACAGGGACGGCAACATCTACTGGGACCCCACGTGGTCCTCACGAGCTTCTCAGGGCAGCAGCACTGGGACGGCCTTGACGCTCACCTAGCAACGCTAGGCGACGCGCCGAGGGGAGAATAGGGGTTTGCGTCTGCAGGCCTCATACGCTAAACTACAGGAAGGGCAGACGAAATGTCTACCGAAGCAGGACAGCAGGAGAACGGCTCCACCGAGGAAACCTCGGGTCAGGAGCAGCAGGGCCAGCAGCAGCAGACCACTCCCGAAACGGGAGCCAACGGCTCGCAGCAGCAGGCAGCACCCGTGATCGACGACAACACTCAGTTGCCGGAGACGCACCCTCTCGTCAAGACCCTCGCGGCCAACAAGGAGAAGCTCTCCAAGCAGGCCACGGATCTGGCAGAGGCCCGTACCCAGGCGGGAAAGGTCACCCAGCTCGAGGACCAGCTCAAGGAGCGGCCCACGAAGGAGGCCTTCGAAGGGCTTCAGACCCGGTACGACCGGCTCGAGGCCTTCCTCCTGGCAGCAGGCGGACCCATCTCCAAGGCGCTCGACAGCCGGACCTTCACCAAGGACCTGTTCGAGTCCGACAAGGATGTGGCCGATCTGGTGGCACAGTGGCACAAGGACAATCCGTCCGCCACGGCAGCGGCCCTCGGTGGAGGCAGCGTCGACGGAGCGGGCAAGCCGAAGCACAACCCCAACGACCTCATCCGTGCGGCCTTCGCAGGCAGCAAGAAGTAAGACCACCTAGGGCCTTCGGGCCAGGAAGGAGTCAGTCACATGGCTGACATCTCGCGGGCCGATGCACTGGCCCTTCTCGCCACCCAGGAGCTCGACTCCATCATCAAGCCGGAGGTCCAGTCGTCCGCGGCCCTCGCCGCCTTCCGCACCACGCGGATGTCGGCCGGTGTCACCCGACAGCCCGTCCTCGCGGCCCTCCCGACCGCTGGCTGGGTGACCGACAACAACAGCACCGACGCCTCGGGTGTCAAGCCGACCTCGAAGGTCTCGTGGGGCAACAAGGAGCTGATCGCCGAAGAGATGGCGGTCATCGTTCCGATCCACGAGAACACCCTGGCCGACTCCAAGTTCGACATCTGGGGCGAGGTTCGCCCGCTGGTCGCGCAGGAGTTCGGTCGCGTGCTCGACGCTGCGGTCTTCTTCGGCGTCAACAAGCCCGCGACCTGGCTCGACCCGGCTCTCGTGCCTGGTGCCATCGCCGCCGAGAACTACATCGTCGAGGGCCTCCTGCCGGACGGCACCCCGTCGATCGACCTCGCGGACGACATCAACGAGGCCTTCGGCCTGGTCGAGGACGACGAGTTCGACGTGAACGTGGCCTTCACCGGTCGCTTCCTGCGTCGTCGCCTCCGTGGCCTGCGTGACGCCGACAACGCGCCGATCTACCTCGACGCGCTCCGCTCGGACAACAACACGGCCTCGATCTACGGCCAGGACCTCCACTACATCAAGAACGGTGGATGGGACCGCGACGAGGCCCTGCTCCTGGCGGGTGACCGCGACAAGGTCGTGATCGGCATCCGTGAGGATGTCCAGGTCAAGGTCCTGACCGAGGCCACGGTCGGCGGCATCAACCTCGCCGAGCGCGACATGGTCGCCCTGCGGTTCAAGTTCCGTGTGGCCTACGCGACGGCCTACTCGACCGCTCGCGTCGGTGGCTCGGCCTCGGACTACCCGTTCGCCATCATCGCGCCGACCGACCCGGTCGACGCCGACGGTGTTCCCGCAACGGACGTCTGATCATGAGCGACGCACAGGACACCCCTGAGGTGGACGAGGTCGTCGTCGAGGTCAAGACCCCGTCCCGTCGTCCCTCGCAGGCTGAGTACGACGCGAACCGTCGAGAGGTCAAGGCGCGAGCCGCCAAGACCATCGAGGCGAACGCCAAGGCAGCCAAGAAGGCGAAGGACAAGGCCATCGCAGCCCGCAACGTCGACCTCGGTCAGCGGGAAGCGCTCTCGGGTGCTGCGGCCATCGAGAAGCGCATCAACGACCGGGCGAAGGCTCGGGCGGAAGAGACCTCCTAGTCCGGCCGGACTCGGGGTTAACGAGGGGCAGGGTAGGCGGGTCCTGCTCTGCCCCTCATCCGTACGAAAGGCAAGAAACGCCATCATGGCAAACTTCATCGCAAACGTCACCCTCACAGGTGGCTGGGGTGCGCATGAGAACGCGCGATCCATCAAGCACTACTACACGTGGCGCAAGATGGTCTCGGGTTCGAACCGCATCATCCTCAACCAGTTCACGAGCCAGTACTACCACCCTGGCTACTGCGGCCACTGGCAGAACCTGGCCTACGCGATCACGATCTATCTGCGCAACAGCTCGGGTTCGATCGTCTCGAGCCAGACCTTCAACGACGAGCAGCATGGCGTCGCGAAGTACCTGACGGTTCCGGCCACGGGCAACTACGCGTACTCCTTCGAGCTCTGGCACCCGGGAGACCCCATCGCGTCCCCGTGGAACGCCGACCACGCCGAGCAGTACTACATGCCGGACTTCTCGTTCGCCTCGCAGTTCACGTCGAACACCGACTGACCTGCCACACCAAGGAGGACTAACACATCATGGATGAGCTGAACGCGCTGCTGCAGAACCTTCCCGGCTTCACGCTCCTGACGGAGACACAGAAGCAGGCGGCTCTCACTGGCGCACAGGTCCCCGACAGCTTCGGCATCTGGCCGGGCGAAGAGGGCT